CACAAAGGCATGCAGAGTTGAACGGGCAATCGGGGTAATGGCGGCGGGGACGATGGCGCTAATTTTTATGTGGGGACTACTTTTCTTTTCGGGTTGCGCGCCGGTCCAGGTCAAGCCTGGATGCGAAAACTCCATGCAATCCCAACCCGGTATTGACATCGCCATGGCGGCTGGCGTGATTGGTCTGAGCGAATACCTGCTTCGAAACCCGGATGACAGGCTGGACGCACGGAAAGCGGTCCAGGCCGCGATCATCGTGCTCGAACAGGAAGTCGTGACCATGGACCTCCTGGTGTCCGCGCTCCAAAAAGGAATCAGTTCCCGAGAAGTGCGGGCGCGGCTCGGGTATGTTGCCATTTTTGGCAGGGGGCGAACCTCGGGTACGGCGCTTGATTCATGCGACCGGAAATATTTATTGGCGCACTTCCAGGAATTGAGGGGGATGATATGAGATTCAAGGCATTGATTTTGATGGGTATGGCGTTGGCTCTCAGCGCCTGCGCCAGTGGCGCCAACATGCGGGAGGCCGAGATTACGGTTACCCTTCCTCCCGGCATGACGGCGGTTGCAACCGTTGATGCCGAGGGCCGGGGTGTTCCGGCCGTCCAGATCAACATCGGCAACACCACGCGCACGGTTGATATCGAGACGGCACGGGAAGCCACGGCCACGCTTCCGATGGGTGCCGGGGCTGCGGGGCTGTAATGCCATGCCAGAATGCAACGCAGTCCACATCTCAACGAAAGCCGGCTACCGGGAAGGCACGATGGTCCGCGTCGAGAATCCTGCCGGTAGGTGGATAGAACGGTGTATATATTGCGGTGGTGAGTGGCTAAGTCTGATGCCTGGCGAGATCGAGAAAGATATTGATGATGGAATACGACCTGACGTTCTTAGAAGGCTTTGTAAAAAGAGTATTATTCAAGAACAGCACGAATCCTGTTCTGATGGATGTGGAGAAGAATTTATTAAACTCAGGAAGTGCGGAGAACGATTTTATTGATAATGACTGGAGTGGATTTACCTTTGAAGATATCAAAGGATGGCAGAAGATGTCCTGTTATTCATGTATGATTCATTGGGTTGAACCACCTAATCCAGTCAGAATGAACATGATTTGTACTAAATGTGGTGGAATTGCCCATAATGAGGGAGTATTTTAGCAATGACCTTTCCTTCAGATCAGCATGTAGGTCTTGTAGGAGTAACCTTGCTAGGTCTTGGTCTTGTTGGAACTGCTATGGTAATTACACAGGAAAATGCCGTAATTGCCGCGATAGGTGGAGTTGTTCAAATTGGAACAGGAATCGTTGGATTTTTAGGAGGTCGGGCAATAGGTAGAAATGAAACTCTTGCATCAAATGCAACAATTCCTGTTCCTTTGTCATCAGTTACAAGTAATGTAGAAACCACTATAACAAAAGAAACAATTAGCGATACTAAGCCCGAAATAATTGATGATTTAGATAAAAAACTTCAATTGAATCTAAATAATAGTGTTTTATAAAAGGATAGCCAAAAATTGAATTTATTTGGCCTAGAGATAAAATTTAGACGAAAACGCGACATTGATACCGTCAAGTCAAATCGTCTATTAGGTGCATTGTTAGGTAATTGGAGTTATGGGAGAGAATTGCCTTCCGAAACTGATTTTACTTCACAATTGCATTCATATAAATCATGGGTTTATACAGCATCAAATCTTAATGCAACAAGTGTTGCTCAAGTTCCATTAAGATTGTATGTTGCAAAACCTAAAAAGAATCTTAAATCAAGATTTCTAACAGGAGAAGTTCATTCAGAAACAAAAAAATATTTAATGAGTACAAATAGTATTTGCAAACTTCCACAAGTCCGTAAAGCCGTAGAAATAGAAGAAGTTCTTGAACATCCTCTTATTGATCTTCTCAAGAATGTAAATAGCTTTTCAAACGGTTTTGATCTTCATGAGATGACACAACTTCATCAAGAATTGACAGGAAATGCTTATTGGCTTTTGATAGAAAATAAATTGGGCGTACCTGAAGAGATTTGGATAGTACCTCCTGATAGAATGTATCCAATTCCCGATCCTAGTAAATTTATATCAGGTTATGCTTATAGATACGGAATGACAAAGATAGCTTTTAATGAACAATCTATTATTCAATTTAAGATGCCAAACCCTTATAGTCCGTATTATGGTTTAAGTCCATTAGTAGCCGTTGCGGAAGCGTATGGAATTAATGTCAATATGAATAAATATGAAGCATCTATCTTCCGTAATATGGGAAGGCTTACAGGTGCTTTTGAGACAGATGAATCTCTTGATGAACAAGAATATGAGAGATTGAAGTTAGAATTGAGAGAAACTTTTACTGGCGTTGACAATATAGGCAAATCACCATTGCTTGAAAAAGGTGTTTCTTTCAAAGATTATGGATTGAAACCTGCAGAATTGTCATTTCTTGAAGGTAGGCTTCGTATAAAAGAAGAAATTTTGAATTCCTTCGGCCAAAATCTCGCTCTTTATGATAAATCAGCTACAAGAGCAAATTCTGATGCTGCACAAACAATGTATGCAAGGCGAGCGATAAAACCTCGTTGCTTTAGATATCAAGATAAACTGAATGAAAAATTAGTACCAAAATTTGATGAGTATTTATTTTTTGCATTCGAAGATCCTGTCCCGGAAGATATCCTCATTGCTCAAAAAGTAAGAGAAGGTAATCTTAGATCTGGATATAGTGCTATTAATGAAGAAAGACATAAAGGCAGACTTCCTCCTATTGAAGGAGGAAATGAGCCGTTGGTGCAAATGCAGTACCTCCCGCTGTCTGCTATTATGGCCGGTAAAAACTTAAAACAAGATGGTTTATCTTCAATAGATGGATCTGATAATAAACCATCTGATGATAAGAAATTAATCGAAGATAAGAAATAATCAGGCAATGGAGGTTATAAAATGCAATTGATAACTCGTGAATTTGAAATTGATCAGGTTGCATTGCCTGATTGGGCCAAAGAAGTATCTACAAATTGTAAAGCCAAAACTCTTGTTCGCAAAGGCTTTACGATGGAAGATGTTAAATTTGTAGATGGAGAACGTGCAGCAATCCATATCATCACATCGGCCCATTGTGATAGAGATGGTGAAATTGTTCTTCCCAAAGGTATTAGTTTTAAAAACTATGAAGCTAATGGGAAGCCGGTGTTATGGGGACATGATTACCATTCCCTGCCTCTTGGAAATTGTATGTGGGTGAAACATGATCGAAACACTAATTCGATTATAGCAAAAACTAGATTCGCTACCCATGATAAAGCAGAACAAGTCTATCAACATTTAAAAGAATTTCCTCTTTCTTGTTCTATTGGTTTTATACCTAAATCTTCTGTAGACAAATTTGATTTTAAAAAGATGGATACAAAAGATTGGGGAATTAGTGAAGACGAATTAAATAAAGCTTCTCGTGTTTACACAGAGGCAGAATTGCTCGAATATTCTATCGTTCCCATTCCTTCTAATCCTCAAGCGTGTCAAATTGCCGTTGCAAAAGGACTTTTCTCTCCTGAAGATTTTAAATCAATTGGTTATATTTATGAAATAATTGATCCTTTCAAGAAAGAGATTGAGTTTGTCCTAGAGGAAGGAAATGACGATGGCAAACAAGAAGAAAACACAGAAGAAACCAAAGCAGAAGAAGAATCCGGAACCAGTAGTATCGAAGGGGAAGAAAAAGAAGTAAAAGCTGAAGATGAAGAAGATATGTGTAAGTGTTCTTGCGGTTACGAAGTAAAACCCAATGAAGATGGTGTTTGCGGAGAATGTCCTGAGTGCGGTGAGATGATGAAGGGTTGTCACAAACCTAAGAAGAAGGCCGAGTCTGAAGACCTCTTAGAAGGGGTCCAGAAGCCCCTAGAAGACAAAGAACCGCAGGTTAAGACAGTCAAGTACCGTAGATTCGAGATAGAATCAAATCCAGAAGAAGTCTTTAAAAAAGAGTATAAGGAGAGAGTAAATCCTAATCTTTCCAAAATCTTTGATATCGCTTCTGTTCCTAGTCAGCCATCTTCTTACACTTACAAAATTTATTGTAGCTTTCTTGAGTGTAGAGTCAAGGATATCTTTGAAAGTAGTACGTTTATCTATCCTTCATTGATGGGTACTTATCTTGCTGCATTCAAACAGGCTACAAAGAATTTTAAACATCTTGACACTCGTAATATTGGTTGGGGATGTGAATATCCACCTTGTTATGAAGTGATTCAATTGAATAGTAAAACAAGTGATGATTTCCTTGTAGATGGATCTGATTTCTGGAATGCAAATGGTGTTCCTGTAATTATGAGTTTCTTTCCTGTTTGGGGCGGAATGGAATGTCATATTTATACAGATAGAGATAATCGAGATTTCAATCGTAAGATTATTCAAGATGCCGAAGAATGGATTAAGACGAATCATCCATTGAAGGGTGAAAAATTCTCTATCAATGGCGAATTTATTCCGGTTGATAAATCAGATGATTGGAATACGATTATTCTTGAAGAGAATATCTTTAAAACTCTTCAAAGGGTGAGTAAAGTTATCTCCGATAAAAAAGAGAATATGAATAATCGTGGTATGTTGATGGTAGGCCCGGCAGGAACTGGGAAAACCAAGGGTTGTCGCATAATGATGTCTCAAATTGATTCAACATTTGTTTGGGCTTCATCTAAAGATTTCTCTCGTATTGGTCCTGTTGGTGGATTAAAGCAAGCATTTTCTTTGGCTAGACAACTTTCTCCGTCAATTCTTGTGATGGAAGATATTGATAGTTGGCTTAATAGTCATGGTGTTATGGATTTGATGAAGACAGAATTGGATGGTATTAAGAAGAATAAGGGAGTTGTGAGTATTCTTACTACCAATTTCCCTGATAAACTTCCTGATGCATTACTTGATCGTCCTGGTCGTTTCCATGATGTTTTGGAATTTGGTTTGCCTTCTGATGATATTCGTAAGAAAATGATTAATCAGTGGATTGGCGATCTTCCTGAAGAAGTATTGAGTGATATTACTGAAGACACTAAGGGTTTTAGTGGTGCTCATATGTGGGAATTGATTGAATTTGCAAAGACTATTTCAGAAGATGATGATATTCCTATCAATGAAGCACTTCTTGAAAGTCTTGGTAAGATTCAAGATCAAAAACAATTAATCGACAGAATTCGTGGTAAAGAAGTAGTTGTTTCTATTGAGAATGAAAGTCAAAATGATTTTATTCTTGAGATTGAAGATCCAATTGAAAAATCAGTAGAAAAAGAAAATGATTTTGATTTGGATGATGTAGTAAAGGCATTTAATAATGTTTTCAAAGAAACTATTGAACCTATTACCAATATAGACAAGACAATTGATGAATGTATTAAACGGGCACAAGGAAAGATGTTTTAGATAAATGGTAAAAAGTTAAATGTTAGGTCTGGAGGTATCTTAGAGATACTAGGACTTGAGACATTGGCTTATGTGTGTGGGTAATCAACAGAGCGACTTTTAGATCGCTTTAATTTTTTCTAAAGGAGAAAGAAATGGCTGAAGTACAGCAGAAGAAAGTGACCGCAGAAGATTTGGCTGGAATGTTTAAGGATGTTATTGCTCCTCTGGCGAAACAGGTAAGTGATATCAGCGAAAGTATTGATACCAAGATCGCTGATGCGATTAAGTCTACTGAAAAAGTTCCTGCAATTACCGCACATACCAATCTTCTTGATGATACCAAGGGTGGATTCAAGGCGATGTGGCATTTTGCTCGTGATGTTGCCCGTGCTGACAAGAGCGGCGGAAGAGATGTTTCTAAAGAACTTGGTAGTTGGGAAAAAGTTTCTAGAGAAGTTACTAAAGCCGCTGGTTCTGGTATGGAAGCCGGAACTGATCAGTATGGTGGATGGCTTCTTCCTGTTGAATTCCAAAATAACCTTCTGAATGCAGTTGAACAAAAGAATGTTGTTATGGAACGCTGTACTAAAATCCCTATGGGAATGCCCATCGTTGAGATTCCTTATGTTAATGGATTTGATCTGTCAAGTGGCCTTGTCTATGGTGGAATTCAATGGACCTGGGTTGACGAACTTGAGTCTGTAACTGAAACTAGACCGAAAATCGGTAAAGTTCAGTTGAAACTCAATAAGTGTATGGGTATGTGCTATACGTCTGATGAGATTCTTGCTGATTCTCCTCAATCTATGGAAGCATTACTCAAGAATGGCTTTGAGAATGGCCTTACCTATGCTCTTATGTATGCTTTCCTTCGTGGTTCTGGTGCGGGTCAGCCTCAAGGTATTCTTAATGCAAATTGTCTTGTTTCTGTAACTCAGGAAACGGATCAGCCAGCAGGAACCATCTATTTTGAGAATATTGTAAATATGTATTCTCGTGCATTCAATCCAGCCAATTGTGTTTGGATGGCTAATATTAGCTGTCTTCCTCAGATGGCAGCAATGAATCTCGCGGTTGGTACTGGTGGTGTTCCTGTGTGGATGCCTGCTGCTGGTATTTCTTCCGCACCTTATCCGACTTTGTTTGGACTTCCTGTAATTTGGACTGATTTTTGTTCGGATGTCGGAACTGTTGGCGATATTATCCTTGCGGACTGGAGTCAATACCTTGTTGGTCAAAAGAGTGGAAAGGATGTGTCGAATTTTGACTCTTCTATCCACCTGAAGTTTGACTATGCCCAAACCGCACTCCGTTTCCAATATAGGGTCGATGGAAATTCGTGGTGGAAGTCAAGCTACACGCCCCCAATTGCAACTACAAAGACACGTTCTCCGTTTGTGGTTGTTGAAACTCGCTAAATGAAATAGCGGGATAGAAATATCCCACTAGTCAAATAAGAATCTTTAGATTTGAAGGAGAAGAGAAATGGCAACTGGTAGACTGATGGAAGAAGTTCTTTTTGTACATGTTGGTACTTCTGGTTTTATTGCAAGCTATGCTGATATGACCACTGGTAATCCTACAACTGATATTGTCAGCATGAAGAACTACAATCGTTGTACATTTGCGCTTATCTATGGTGCTGGCGCTACTGGAACGGCAACTGTAACCGTTGAATCTTGCGATACGACTGTTCCTGGTACTGCAACGGCAATTGCTTTTAATTATCGGGTTTGTACAACTCCCGATACTTGGGGCGAAGTAACGGCTTGTGCGGCTACTGGCTTCACGACTGCTGCGAATGCTGATAAGATGTATCTTATTGAAGTTAATGCGGCTGAATTGTACAGTACAGATTCTTTTGTTCGACTTCAATTTACTGAAGTTGATAGTACGGCTGTTGATGGTACTGTTATTGCCATTATGAGTCAGCCTCGTTACATTCAGGGTATTCCTTTGACTGCGCTGGCGTAATTGAATAATGGAGGGGATAAAACCCCTCCATTAAAAGGATTTTTATGTTTGCAACAGTAAAACAATTAGGAAATTCAAAGAAACAGGTTGATGTTATCTTTGATAGAGACTGGATGGGTTTTAAGAAGGGGTATGAAACAACTGTTTTTGAATACGTTGCAGAGAAATTGATTAAACAAGGATTGGCTCATCTTAGAATTGGTTCTAAAGTAGAAGAGATTAAGGTTAAAAAATTGATCAAAAAAGAGACAGAGATGAAAGAATCAGTTCAAGAATCTGTGAAAGAATCTCAAGAACAGAAAGAATTCAAACGCCCACCTAGAGATAAGATGGTTAAAAAAGCTACTGTATCTAAATAATGTCCATTATCTGTGAGGTAGATTAGTCTACAAAACTCACAAAAGGAGGAAGAAATGGCCTATCGTGATCACGGGAATAATATCCTTGGTGTTAATACTGCAGATAACATGTTTATCTCTGATACTGTTACTGCTAACGAAGATGGTTCTATAATTGAACGACTAGAATTCCTTCAAGGAAGATCTGGCTATTCAATTCCTCTTGAAAAATCAGATGGTAGTGTTCTCAATGGTTCTGATGATCTATTTACCATTACTGGCGGTCCTGTTCGTGGGGTTGTTACAGGAATTGTCACGACTATCATTGGCGGTGCCGCTAATGGAACTCTTCAGATTACGACAACCTCTCCTTCTGGAACTACGAGTCTTTCAACGACAGTAGCAATTGATAATGATGCAGCAGGAACATCTTATCGCTTTGTTGGCGCGACTGGTGTTTTAACTCCTGTAACTGCCGGTGCTGTTATTATTGATCCCGTAACTACTGATGATAGTGTATTTCTTTTGCCGATTGGAACAGTCAAATTTACTTGTACTGCTGCAAGAAGTGGTAATATCAAATGGTATCTTTCTTATTGGCCTTTGTCTTCAAGTTCAAGGGTCGTGGCTGCTGCTTAAATTAATCCACCTATTGGAAGTAAAAATGCATAGGAGGTATGAAAATGGCTTATCGGGATCATCCAAATAATATCCTTGGATCTGACAATGCAGACAATGCTTTTTCTTCAAGCAATGTAGTTGCTAATGAAGATGGATCTATTCTTGAAAGATTAGAATATATCCAAAGTCTTTCAAGCACACTTGCATCGGTTTCTGATGGTGCTTCGATTCTTGTAAGTGCTGGTGAAGCTGTTTATGATGCTGATAGTAAGATTGCTTCTACTGGCATCCAAGTTTCAACCGCTCAAAGTCAAATTACTTCAGCAGCGACATCTGTTGGTATTGGTGGTTCTACAGGTAATAGTTTGGCGGCATCGGTAGGTATTCAGACTTCTACTATTAATAGTAAAGTTGATTCTGTTGGAATTACAGCTTCTACTGTTAATAGTGTAGCTTACTCTGTTGGTGTTCAAACTTCTACGGTTAATTCAAAGGCTGATTCTGTTGGAATCCAAGCATCTACAATAGAAAATGAATTGACTTCTGCTGCTACTTCAGTAGGCATTGGCGGTTCTACTGCTAATAGTAAGATTGATTCTGTTGGTGTTCAGACTTCTACTGCTCAGAGTTTAACTACTTCAGCCGCAACAAGTGTTGGTATCGGAGTATCTACTGTTGATAGCAAACTCACTTCTGCTGCAACAAGTGTCGGCATTGGCGGTTCTACTGCTAATAGTAAGATTGATTCTGTTGGAATCAGGACTTCTGTTGCTGTAAGCACAGCAGCGTCTGTAGGTATCCAAACTTCAACCGTAGATAGCAAATTAACTTCTGCTGCTACTAGTGTAGGTATTGGTGTATCAACTGGTAATAGTCTAGGTGCGTCTGTCGGCATTGCCACGTCAACATTTGCTAGTTCAATTCAAAGTATGCTTACGAGTATTGCTTTGATTGTTTCTACGATTAACTCAAAAACCTAATAGAAGGTTGTATGGAATTAGATACTGGTTATTTTTCTCATATTCCATTACTTTCTGCAGCTATGACAATTACTTCCGGGCCAGTGCTTGAACTAGGTGCTGGTCTTGGAAGTACCTTGCTACTTCATGGTTTGTGTGGAAGTTTGAATAGAAAGCTGACAACAATTGAATCAGATAAAACTTGGTTAAATCAGTTTATCAATTATGGGCGTTCTTGGCATCAAATAAAATACGTAAAAGATTTTGTCCTTCTTGAAGAATATTCAATGGATTGGGGTTTGGTTTTTATAGATCATGGAATTGCAAAACAAAGAGGTTATTCTTTAAAATTACTAGAGGATAATCCTGTAATTATATGTCATGATACTTGTCATTTTTGGCTTTATAATTACGAACCAATTCTAAGCAGTTTTAAATATCGTTTTGACTATAAGATAAATGGACCAAGGACAACGGCAGTAAGTAATTCAGTAGATGTCGCTTATGAATTCTCAAAACTTGGATTATAAGAGGTTTTATGATTGGGATATCAACGTATATTGATTATAATGCTGATCAGATGATTGAATTTGGCTGGCTTTATACTTCTTGGCTTTATAGTGGTGCATGGAAAAATTCAAGAATAGTTGCTTATTACAATCCAAAAATACCTAAAGGATGGATTGAATCATTTGATATAGAAGTAATTCCTTTGCAACCTCTTTCTGAAATAGATGATAATTGGAAAGATTATAAATTTATCAATAGCGTTTATTATCTTACGACTCCTGAAGCTGCCGAATTATCAAAGTATGATTATGTGTTGAGAACAGATAATGATGTATTCTTAACTCCTAATTTTGTCAATTTAAAGCCTAGATTAGCAACTTTTGGGATAGGTCTTTATGCATTAGAACCTATTGTTGTAGCAAAACTTGTCCAGATAGCTGCACAATGGGGAATTCATCCAGTTTTCAATAATATTGGTTCTTCTGTAATAGCTCCAAGTGATCAAATTCTTCAATATTCACAGATACAATTTGAGTATTGTAAAAAACTTGCTAATGAAGAATTCCTTGATGGTTATGGAGAATGGCCTAGATGGTTTTTTGGCGTTCTTTCAATGTATGCAGGTCAATTAGCTGCAAATGCAATGTTTGGAACATCAATGGTTCTAGGTGGATTAGATGTTCATTGCATGTCTTACGATGAGATGTGTAATACAGACTATCATATCCATGCATGGCATACATTTGACGATTTTTCAAAATTTAAGTGGAGAAATGGCGAGTATAAAGATATTAATCCAAAACTATTAGATAAAAATGTAATATGTGATTATTGCTTATGGATAGCTCTTGAAACAGAAAAGAGTTATTCATGAGAATAGTTCACTTTGCTCCATTTGCACCAAATGCTTGTGGTCTTTATGAAGCAGCAAGAGATATGGTCATTGCTGATTTTCTTGCAGGACATGAAGTACATCTGGTTGATACTGGCATAACATACGGAGATGCTTATACTCCAGGTTCTCCAGGAAAAGAAGATATCCGTGGCGGATCTTTTATTACAACTTCTGATCCGGCAATTGTTAATTTGGCAGATATCATCATTGCACACTCTGGAGTGTCCGACAACTGGTTATCACCTTGCCAAGCGCCAATTATATGGGTTTTACACGGTAGGCCAGCGGCATGTTTTAGGCCAGAGCAATTTAAAAGAGGACACTCTTATACTCTTATGGCTAATTTAGCACAATGGCCTAGAGTTAAGAAAATGCTTTCATTTTGGCCTAGTCATACAATTTATTGGGAACCAATTATTCCAAAAGAAAAATTAGTTTGTTTATCTGCCCCACCGATTGATAATAAAAGGTTTTCTCCAGAAGGTCCAATTTATGATTATGGAGAATTCAAAGGTAAATGGAATGTTTTACTTTGTGACAGTTGGCGTGAAGATATAGATATCTATGAAGTTGTTCATGGTGCAATTGAAGCTGGTAAATCAATAGAGGGAATAAAATTCCATTTCTGTTCTGTTGAATTACCATTAGGACCATGGGAATTAATATTTAAAAGAATGAGAGATTTAGGAATACTAGGAGAAGTATCTGGACGCATGATTAATATGGAAGAAAGATATAGAGCTTCAGATATTATTCTTACTCCTCATCGCATAGCTGTTAGAACAATTGGTGAAGCGATAACGATAGGAAAGCCAGTAGTTGCAGGAAGAGGATGTGGTTTCACTCCTTATACTGCAAATTCTGACGAACCACATGATGTAGTCCATGCAATATGTAATTTAATTGAAGATCTTGATCGAAATAAACAATCCGTAATTAATAATGTTTTTGAAACTGCAAAATCATTTTCTCTTGAAAGATATAGTAAACAAATGAATAGAGTTTATAGTCAAATTATATGAGGTTTGAATAAATGTCTAATGATTGCAGTCCAACTATCTATAATTTGTGTAGAATAAGATTGGATTTGCTAACAGTTAAAAGAAATATAAGATGGATTATTGATAATCGAGATCGTTGTTCATTAGAAGTAGATGAAGTTTTATCTCGTTCTTATGAGATTTTAAGAAATATTGGTTTAGAATGTTTAACAAAAAAGAATTCATAATATGGGAGTTAATTAAATGAAGAAGAGATTAATATATTCTTTGATTATTCTACTTTTGATTCCATCCGTTATACTTGCAGCTAGATTTCACACTGCTACTGCTGCAAATGGGGCTATTAGTAGCACTCTTTATCCTACAGATGTATCTAGAGGTTGGCAATTAGAAATAGTAAAATTACATTTGAGTGCTGTAGGTGGTGCTGGAGATTTTACTATCACCATAGATGCAAATGCGGGATCTACTTATGATACTGTAATATTTACTCAAGATATGACATCTGCAACCGATGTTGTGTGGATACCTGAAAGACCAATATTTTTGAGAAGTGGTGATAAGTTGATATTTGCTTATACTAATGCAAATAATAGAGCATATGGATTGGAAGTTGCTTGGAACTCTTCAAATTAAGAGGGATTTACAATGTATAAAAAGATTCTATTGATACTATTTTTATGTTTTACATTTGTAAATCCTGTTTATTCTGAAACAATAGTAAATGGAATCATTCAAGGAGGGACAGGAAGTGGGAGTGGCTCCCCCGAGGTCTACGGCAGCGGGTGGAACGGCGACACCACGATGCCCGAGAAAAACGACATATACGACTACCTGCACCAGATTGATACCAACGATAACGGGAGTTTGGCGGATGAAGCGCCATTAATGGCCAAGCAGGACAATCTAGTCTACTCCGAAACGGTAGGGGGTTGTGCCACGTGTCTGGATGCGAAGGATGGAGACGATATCACCGTCAATGACATAGCCTTCGTTTCCAAGTCCGTCCAGGTTGATTCCGGGACCACGGACGGGACCACGGCGAGCAAGCTCGTGGACGCCGGCCAGGACTTCCTGACCACGGTCACGGTTGGAGACGTTATCGCCAATACCACGGACGGCACCTACGCTGCGGTGACAGCCATTGACGACGATGGAACGCTCTCACTTTCCGCTGACATCATGGTGACCGGAGAAGCTTACACTATCAGTTCGTGGTGGACATTACAATATCAGGCCACGTTGAGCAACAAAACCGAAGATGACCCTGTAGTGGTGGCCCCGGACACAAATAGGGACAACAAGACCTGGGAACGCCAAAACTGGTGGAAGAACGGGGTTTTTCAGTTAAATGAGCTCAAGGTTCCAACTTCTGACGATCCTGACCTGACGGTTACGGGCCAAATCTCTTTTGACACTGATGGTTGGATACGGGGCACGGACGATAATGGTACGACTCAATTCGCTCTGGGCCGCAAAATCGAAGCAATTCAT